GACTTCTACATAGGTCAGCGGCGTGTTGCTCGTAGGCGGTGTCGGAGCGATTAAGTTACCCTGAATCGTTGCCATGTTATTCGACAGCCTGAGCTGTTCTTCCAGTGTTCACGCGAACTGCTCGGGTCTCGTTGGTTTCAATCTTATTCTGGCCGACCATGGTGTTTACCCAGCCTGGGGCGGCGGGCTCAGTAAACATTGAAATTTCGCGTTTCACTTTAGAGTCAACAGTTCCAAGTCTTCCTTGGTTTACTAAAGGTAGAGCATCAAACCTTTTTTTGTCATCAACTGTGTTCATGAAAAGAGCTGGAATTACCGAATTTTGAACGTCTCTCAAATACTCCGGTAATCCACCTCCTCTTTCCATTGCGTTCAGCAAGTTTGTAAGATCTTCAGTATATGCTTCAAGGACTGACGCTGTCGGAGCTGATGCCACAATCGACTGACGTTTTAATTCATCAAGCCTATCTGCGAGTTTCCCTATATCATCAATCTCCTGTTTGCTAATTAGCTTAATCTCACCTTGCTCTGATAGTTTAGAAATAGCTCCCGCAGCCTTAAAGGCTTCTCCTCCTAGTATACCAATCAATGCCGCTTGTGTTTGAGCGCTTTTACCAGCTCTGTCATGGGATTCACCCATTCTCCGTATGATTTCAATGTTTGAGATGCTGTTTTTGTTAAGTTCAGCGACATTGAACCCAAGAGTTTTGAAGTATTCCCGGGCTTTACCTCCCTCCTCAATAGCCTTCAGACGCTCCTGACTGACTTTAGTGATCGACTTGGCCATGGCCTCGAAGGAAACACCCGTCTGGCCTGCCAGCACCTGAAGGCGCTGCACGTCGTCGGTGCTGATGTTAAGCTGCTCCGAGAGGTCGCCAATGGCGTCGGCTGTCTCGATCACCTTGGAAGCAAAGGCGCCGATTGCAGCCACTGATAGGGCGCCACCGAGTTGAGCGCCGACACTTGACCTGAATTTGTCGGTCATGCTGGTGGCTCGTTTGAGGCCGCCCTCGAATGAACTGCCGTCCAGGCCCAGCTTTGCAATGAGTGAGAAGATGGCCATTTCAGTTCCTGATTGTGCTTTGTTCCTGAGCGTAGCGCCAGAGGGCATCCTGCTCATTGCTCCAGAGCTCGACCTGGCCGTTCATCTCGGCGTGCGTTAGGAACAGCCGTTCTGCATCAATGACAGGCATATTGATCACCGTGATCTCGTCGAATCCAATGCTGACTAGGCCGACCAGGATCCGTTCCGGCCAAGGCATGGTTGCCGAACGCTGGCCAGATCCAGGACGGCGCAACACCTCCGGGCAGTCTGACTGCTTGGTTATCCATTCCTGAACCGATTGGCACTGTTTGATAAGATCAGCCTTCTTAACCTTCTGGCGCATGATCCGCAGCGGCAACCACCGCAGCCAGGAGCGCATCGTCTTGACCGATTCATAAATCGGCTGGCTGCAAACCACAGCCACCTCGACAAGATCCTGGGCCGACGGGTTGCCACCACAGACGAATGGTGAGCCCATCCGATGCAGCAGCAAAGCATGGCCGACGCTGAACGGCACCAGCCGGAGCCCCATCACGACAGGACAGGGCTCGGCTGTAGCGTTCAGGATGTCGGCCAAGGCGGTCACAGGTTGGTGGCCGCGGCAGCGCTGATGGCCGGGAAGCGCTTCAAAGTGATCGTGCCGGTGGCTTTGCCGGTCTGGGTGGTCTTGATCGAACCGCCGCCAGCATAGATCCATCGGCCACCGCTGCCGGTGTTGATGGCGTCGGCGTAACCTGCGACATTGATCACTGGAGCGTTGCTGATCGCCACGGTGCCGTTACCTTGGGGCAAAGAGCAGCCATAGAGGCGCTCGTTAAGAGCGGTGGCCGCGGTGGCGTTGGTCCCAACAGGAACGAAATTGACGGTCAGGGTCAGCCGGTTGTTGTAGGTGATGTGGCCGACCACCTCGCCGTTGTTATTGCGTACCTCTTCGGTGTCGCATTCTCCAGTGATGTCGTAACTTTCAATCTCGGGCGAGATGTAGCCGGTGACAATGAGGGCGCCGGCGGCGTCGTACATTGCCAAGGTCGCCGGTGATCCAAAGAGATATTTATTTCCGTGTACGTTAGCCATAGGTGTCTGAGGTTAGATGGTTGCGCTGCAGTAAAGGGTGAAGGTCCTGGTGAACGTCCTGGACCGATTAGAGATTGAGGATGCCCCAAAGTCCAGAGGGGCTGCGAATTGCGCCGTAAACGGGCCGCTGGCGTCGTTTGATGGCGCGTCCAGGGCAGAGGCGCCGGACTCGTCAAAGAGCGGCAGGATCCGATTGTCGAGCACCTGCACGGTGGTCAGGACATCGGCCTCGTCGGTGTCGTCTGCAGATAGCTGCAGCTCGACAGCGATCTCCAGCTCGCAGGTCAAGTCGGTGCGTTGCACAGGCCTGGCCGAGTTGGTCGAGACCACCAGGCGCGGGAAGTTGGGCATGACGTCCTGCTCGTCGGGGTCGTCGTAGAGGCCGCGGCTGTAGGACGTGAGGCATGTGGGCGTACCGGCGCCGGAGGCCGACCAGTCGGCGGCTGCCAGGTAGTCGGCCACAGCCTTCTCTGCTCTGAGTGCGGCGGCGTTCATTTGATGGAGATTCCGTTGTCTTCCAGCACCTTGCCGTTTTGCAGCATGGCCTCGGTCATGTGGTTGGTCAGCTCGGCCAGCTCGTCGTCCATGGCCCTCTGCATGGCCTGGTTGTAGATCGTTGCCACCCGGTTGTATTGGTTGTCGGCCACGCCAGCGGTCATGACCACCGAGGCTGTCGGGTTGAATCCTGGGACCGCTTGAATGCCTCGGGCCTTGGTGCCCTTGTGCACGGCCACGTTCTCCTCAGGAAGGCCGTACTGGTTGGCCAATGACACTAGGGCGGCGTTGGTCTTCTTGGGCGCCTTGTAGCCTGCAGGCTTCGATAGAGGCTTCCATTTCGGGCTCTGGAACTGAGTGAAGCCCTTGTTGTAGATCCGGATGATCTTCACCACACCGGAGCGCAGGTAACCGACTGAGCCGATAGCTTTCCGCATCAGGGCCGAGGCTGCCGCTTTCATCTCCTCACCGTAAAGGCCGCGGCGGCCGGCCTTGGCTTCCTTAGACTGGGCGATCAGGTGTACCCGGCGAAGCAGTCGGGACTTGCCGATGCGTTTGCCGGTCTTCTTGGACTTTCGGTTGATGTTTCCCAGCGGGGTGCCGAGGTAGTCAGCAATCCTGCGGCGCTCCTGGCCTGGGCTCTTAGGCGGCACCAGGACAAACAGCCGGACCATCAGGTAAAAGAATCGGCTGTTGACCGCCTTGTGAAGGTCACGGCTCGTCTGCAGAAGGTATGCCTTCATGGCAGCGTCGAACTTGCTGGAGTCGACCGTCATGTTAACGACAGGTCTCACCGGGTCTTAGCTCCTAGTTCCAGGCTGTAGTAGGCGCCGGAGGCATCCACCCGGCAGGACAGGATCCGCAAGGTGCGTCCCTGGTAGACCAGCGTCCTACCGACCACCGGCCGAGGCTTGCAGAAGGTTAGAGCGATGCGGTCGGTGTTCTCCTGGAGCAGGTAGTAGCCGTCCTCCTTGAGTAGCCTGGAGAACTCGGTGCCCTGGTCGAGGGTGTAAAGGGTGGTGTCCATGGTGACCAGGGTGCTGTCCCAGGTCTTCCAGTCGGAAAACTTGACCAGGATCCGGGATGCTACGTTGTCCTGGAATCCACCGGGCACCGGCGTGTTGGCATCGGTGACCATGGCCGGGATGCACCGGATCGACGAGCCTTCCCAGATGAACATCGGCGCCCCCAGCATCTGCTGGAGCACCGTCATGCCCTGCTGGAGACTGGAGCCGATGATGGTCATTAGGCGGTGAAGTAGGTGCCGGAGATTACGATGCGGCTGGTTGCCTGTAGTTGCCCGGCCAGGCTGGTCGAGTCCCCGTTGTCGTAATGGTAAAGCGCGGCGTAGGATGTGCCACCGACAGCTTTTCCGATCACCGCGGTCTTGGCCTGGTTTGTGGCGTTGTCGAGCCAGATGGCCAGTGCGGCGTCGTAGGTGACTGGATCCGGCAGGCTCAGTCGAAGATCGCCGGTGGCAGCGCCGCTCACCGAGTTAATGGTCAGGTCGACCGTAAAGGTCTCGATGAATCCAATGGCCGTGTGTCGCGCCATGTTGACTGTGATCTCAAAGGTGCGGCCACCGCCAGAATCGGTCAGCGTCGGCACCCAGGTCGACGGGGCGGTCAGAGGTAGGGCGGCGTAGATCTCGTTGAAGTTATCGTTTAGCTTCTGGCCGGCACCGCGGAGGGTGTCCCCGGTGTTATCGTTGGCGATTGCTCCGATGTTGATGATTTGCTGGGCCATATCAGTTCTTCGGTAGTGCGTACCAACCTGCCGGAAGCGTCACCGTGGACGGTCCCACCAGTTTCTTGTCTTTGTCGAATCCGTACACGCTGGCCCTGGTGGGCTTTGCCAGCATCACCGGATCACCGGAAGGGACCAGGACCACCTTCGTCACCTGGCAGCCCAGGCAGGTCAGCAATCCGATCAGCCAGATCGCTTTTGAGGGCCTCGGGAGCTTTACCATGTTGCACATCGGTGGGTGGTGTTTCTCGGAACCAGTCGAGCAGGGCCTTTAGGATCTGGTAGATCCAGTTCACTCGGATTTCTTCTCGGCGTCCTTGGCCCAGATGAGGCCGATGCCAGCGGTCACCGCGGCAATGGTCGTGGTGATGTCCAGATGGGTGGTCGGGTCACCGTCGAACAGGGCCTTGAGAGCGCCGCCAACAGCGACCAGGATGGCACCGATGCCGGCGAGAGTGGTCTTGGTGTTTTTCATTTCTTCAGGGCTTTGTACAGGGCAACGCAGGCGGCCAGGAGGCCAACCACGGCGGACGCGAAACGAATCTGGTCAGTGAGCTGGGGGAGCATCGAGGCTCCCGTAGCAGCAGCCGATGTGGCCAGTGAGACCGCCAGACCGTTTGTTCCGCCGCCGTGGTTGGTTGCGTCCATGTTACTCGGGCTTGGATTGTGAATATGCGGCCGCTGCTTCAAGGAGTTCCACCAGAGGAAGGCCGACCTTCATGTTGGTCACGTTGCCGGCCTTCATTCCAATGACAAGCAGCTCATAGAGTTGGTTGAACTGCTGCGGTGTGAGTTCGATCTTAATCATGCGGCAGGAGCTTCGACAACGGGAGCCTCTGGCGCAACAACAACCGGCTCGGGAACCGGCACCCACGGCAGCGGAGGAGCGATGACCGGCGGGTTGATCTGGTCAGCGATCTGCGCGGTGACGTTCGCTTCGATGGCGGTCTTGTTGACGCCATTGCTGTAGCACCAGCCGAGAACCTGATCCTGCGTCAAGTCAGGATACGGCGTGAACGAACCGCTCGGCGCAGCGAACGACGCGCTGCCGTAGCAGGTGCCGCTGTATTGATCCTGCGAGCCGTTGCACCTCCAGTCGGCGGTGATGACGACATCGGTGAGAGTGCCTTCGGTCGGTTTGACCAACAGGCGTTCGATGATCCAAGAGATGATAATCATGGTGGTATGGATTAGGCGTTAGCGATTGTGGTGATGGTGCCGGAAGAACCACGGTACTTCAGCGCACCGGCTTCGACGTAGAGTTGACCCATGCCAGCAGGGGAGGTGCTTGGAGCAGTAGCGTCTGCAAGACCCAGAACCTTAGCGGCAGATGTTCCGAATGTCGTAACCCCCACGCCGACGTTGCCGGTTTCGGTTACTTGCAATAAATTCGCGTAACCGCTATTAAAAGCGGTAGCAGAATATTGGAAACATAGAGTTCCAGCAGAAGGCTTGATCTTCCAATTCTTGTTTGCAGTCGTCTCCGAGAAGATCAACGCGGCATCTGAACCAGCGCGAAGCCGCAGCTCACCATCGCCAGAACCTTGAACATCGAGCTTGGTGGTCGCACTCGCAGTACCTACCGCCAGCCCCGTGGCGTGCAGGGTCATTCGGGTGCCGCCAGCGCCGTCGCCGAAGGTGAACACGCCAGCTTGAGTCGCAATAATCAAATCCTGCACCGATGCGTTTAATACGCGAAAGTTTCCA